TGGTCGCGACGGACTTCTGCCCGGCCGTGATGTCGTCAGGCCAGATAAGCTCGTTCGCATTCACCTCTGCGTCGCGAACGATGAACGTTGCGAGCGTGTCGGCGCTGGAGGCATTGACACCGGCGTACAAAATGCCCGCCGCGTGCTGCGTACCGTCCGTTGCCGCCGGATCGAGCGCTTCATAGTCGCCACCGGTGACGGTGACGTGGATGATGTCGCCGATGTCCCAGTCGTTCGCGCCGTCAGCGACGGTGAGATTGATGTGCGTGGTCGCGTAAGCGACGGCGACCGTCAGGTCTGGGAGCTGCTGACCGCTCGGCGTGCGGACGCTGAAGGTTCCTGCGTTGCCGGATTCGGTCTTGCCAGTGAGGACGTAGACGCCAACTTCGGCATCCGGACCGAGCGTGACAGCGCCGATGGTGCCATCGCCGGTGCCGGAGATCTTCGCGCCAGCGCCAGTCTTGAGCTGACCGACAACGGTGCCGGCAGCCAGATCCTGGCCGGAGTTGAGCTTCGCGCCGACGCGCGAGCGGTTGCCATTGGCCTCCGAAAGGATGAAGCCGCCGGCATGGGTCGTTTCATTGAGAGCCATGGGTTTCTCCGTTACTGCCGCTTGGAAACGCCAGTCCCCGCGGCGGCAGCGCGGCGGCGGCTATAAATTTCGGAATGGCTGGATTGGCCACTCTCTTTTGTCTTGTGAGGAAGCGCCGTAACGATTTCCGGCCCATCCTCAGCCTTCGCGGCAATGAGCTGGGCTCGCGCGGTCTCGATCGGCGTGTTGCTCTTGATGTAATCGGCTGCGACGGATTCGATGCCGGCCGCGAAGCAGAGGTCGCGCATTGACGATGCGTATGCAATGGCAGCATCCGGAGTTTGACCCTGAGAACCGCGCTCGATCAGAGCCAAGCTCACCGACGCAGGCAGCTTCGACTTCGCTACCATGACGGCGAAGGCATCGGCCTGCATAGCTTCCGTTTGTGGCTGTTCAGATTCCGATGCCGGCGGGGTTGGCGCATCGGCTATCGGATCGGTAGGCGCAACTTCTGTGTCAATGGCTGGCGCATCGTCAGTTGCTACGTCAGCGGCCGAAGCGTCCGGCGCAGCGGGCTCGTCTTCTGCCGGAACTGGAGGATTGTCGGATTCGGATTCGGGCGTTGTGATCGCGGCCATGACGGACTCCAGTGTTCCCATTTCATCGGCCAACCCGGCCGCGATTGCGCCCTCGCCATAGAAGCACCCGGCCTGCTGCGCCTGAATCGCATCGGCGTCGAGGCCACGATTGGCTGCTACGGTCTCGCGGAAAATGACGCCGAGTCGCGACACTTCGGCCTGAAGTTCGGCCTGTGCATCGCCGGAAAGAGGCGCATGGATGTCGTAGTCGGCTTTCTTTTCGCCGTCCACGATGATGGTGTATTTGAGGCCGACCGCCGCATCCCAGCCCGTTACATCGACGTGCGTAGCGCGAACGCCGATCGAACCAGCACCGCCAGTGCGGGAGATGATGATCTTGTCCGCAGCCGAGGCGAGCGCATATGCGGCGCTGTAGGCGTCATCGCTGACGACAGCCGTGATCGGCTTCTGTCCGCGCGTTGCGCTGATTGCGTCTACCGCGTCGAAACAGCCCGAGCATTGACCGCCGCCGCTGTCGTAGACATGGACGATGCTCTTGACCCGATCATCTGCGACGAGCATCCGATGCGCCGCAACGATCATGTCGTAGCCGTTACCGCCCCACCACCAAGCCTCGATGCTCCAGCGGTGGAACAGAGGGCCTTCGATCGTGAGCACGCCGACATCGCCGTTGATATCGATCAGGTGTTCAGGCTTCGATCCATGCGGCGACCAGTCGTCATCGTCACGGAATGCCTCGGGCGCCGGCATCGACATTGCGGATGCGAGCATCGCGTCGAGAGCACGCGGCGCCATCAGCATCGGGCGGTTGACGATCGCTGCGAGCATCGCGCCAATCGGCGGCTGCATCGGCGCGTTCTCGCGACCGAAGAGGCGCGAGAGGATGCCGTTCTTCTTCATTCGTTCACCTCAGTAGAAGGCAGGACCGTTCCGTCCGGGCGCGCCTGCGCGAGACCAGCATTGCTCGTCTTGCGCGGATCGCTGTCGAGCACGAAGCCGAGTGCATCGGCTCGCTTGTTGTCCGCCGCGATCTGCGCATCGACTTCCTCGGGGTCTTCGCCGTTCTCAAGCACGATCTGCGAGCGCGCCGTGAAACCGGAACGAACCGCCATGCGATCCGCGCTTACGTCCTGCACCGGATGCGAGTATGGCCATCCCTGCGGAACCCAGAGCGTTCCATCGAGAATGTCGTCGCGCGCCTCGGCATAGCCCGAGATTGAAAGAGCCGCCGACAACACCGCCGCATCCAGCCACGCACCGCGAATGCCCTTCAGCAGTTGCGGGATCAGATAGAGCCACTGATCCATCTCGATCAGGCGACGGAACTCATTGAGGATGAGCTTCAGCGCGCGATCGGAAATGTCGCGAAGATCTCCGGTCAAAATCTCGATCGGCATGCCGAGGCGAGACGCGATCGCCATCAGGCCGCCGCGAATGTATTCCGCATAGTCCGTGCCCGGCGAAGGCGGCTGCGAGAACACCGGTTCCCAGCCTTCCGGAAGCTCGAAGCCCGTTCCCGGCTCAAGGCCACCGATGGGCGTCTGATCGGTATCCGTTCCGGTCTGCAAAGACCCAGCAGGACCGACATCGCTGCCATCGTTGGCGGCTTTCTTGAAGTAGACGCTGAAGAGGTTCGCAACCTTCTGCCTCTCCAGCACCGCGTCTCGCAGGTTGCCGAAATTGAATAGTTCCGTCAGAACGCTCGCGAGGTCCGGAACGCCACGGATCATGCCGGCGCGCAGAGGCTTGTAGAGATGCAACACCTGATCCGCAGGAACGCGAACCGGAAGGTTCATTCCAGCATTCGCGAACTGCACCTCTCCGGGGTGTCGCGGATAGAACCAATACGCGACACGCCGGCCGATCTTGTTGAACTCGATCCCGCAACGGATTTCGTTTCCGTTGCTCGCCAGCTGATTCATGTCGGACGGGCACTGCTCCGACTCGATCAGCTGGAATTGCACCGGCACCGGCAGACCATCCTCGGCGCGACGGCTCCGGATGCGGACGAAGACTTCGCCGGCTTCCTTCCATTCCCTCCACGCCAACGCCTGCAAGCCGTAGAAGTCGAGAACGCCATCGGCATCCATGTATGGAAGCGAACGCTTCCACAGCGCGGCATCAGCCGCGCGCTGCTTGTCCGTGCCCCAGCGCGGCTTCATCTGCACGCCCGTACCGATACCGTTGGATACGGATCGGTCGAGATACGTGCCCGCCCATGGATCGTTCCGCGCAGCTTGCCGCGAACGAGATAGGATCGTTCCCTTCGATTGCTGCGCCGTGTTCGGTCCAGTGAGTGGCGTCCGCCACATCATCAGCCGCCGACCACTTCCGGCCGACGTGTATTCCGGCGTCGGCTTGCTGTTGCCATCAGCGGCCATCAGAGCCCGGTTCCGGTCTGCGTCAGGCGGATGATTCGCTTGCGCTTCGTAGCCGGAGACGCCGCCGCGATCTCATCCAGCATTTCCCGACGAGCGCGGCGCATCGCATCCAAATCGGCGTACTGCACCGTGCGGTCGCCGAACGTCACGCGCGTCTTCCCGCCCGCGATAGCTTTCTCAAGCTTCGCGACATCGTCGGTCGTCCACGCCATCGGTCAGCGTCCTAGGTAGTTACTGCGGATCGTTTGCAGCGATCGCCTTACGGGCGGCGGTGTCGGCTCGCGGTCGCTCATCCTTGCGGCTAGCGCTTCGAAGTTCGGCCTCAGCAGCGATATCGCCGCCATGCCGTACACACGAAGGTCGAGCGCTTCGTTGCGCTTGCCCTTCACCAGTTCCCAGACGTGCGTCGGCTGACCGCGCGTATAGCGCACGACACGCCGCTCGGCCGTCAGCTGTTCGAAATAGTCGGCCGGATACGAGCGCGGCCAGTGGCAATAGCCAGGTCCAGGTTCCTTCACCCGGACTCGCGACATCAACAGAAGCTCCTTGGCCGAATCCACACCGACGGTGAAGAGCTTGATGCCGAATTCCTTGATGACCTTCTTGCCGGGAACGACAAGCGGCCTACCCTTTCCAGCGCGCCCCACGAGCGCATATACGCGGCCGCGATGCTTGCGCGCCCACGCATA